AAAAGCTATAAATATTTACGCCTGTACCTATCTTCGAGTCTTTAACATTACTGTACATCAAATGGCTCCCCTTTTAACCCAATGGATTTATTGGTGGCTTCGATTAATTTAACAACTTTTTTACCTAGTTCGGGACCAGAAATACATTCTGCTCCGTTCATGCATTCGCAAAAATGCTTGATTTCTTCTTCAATTGCCTCGGTGTGTTCTAGCTTGGGGCAAAACATATCTCCTGACCTATAGTCAAAAACACTGTCGTCATAGCTTACGCTTTTATCATAGATCATAATTTTTTCTGAGGGCTTGTTATCATTGTAAACAACCATCCTCTCATCTCCGTTAAGGATTAAATTACGAACCTTAATTGGGGAAAACCAACTTACGTGGATATGGGCTGAAAAGCCATCCTCATATTGAACAGAAATATTGGCAACATCTGCGTTGCCTTTCGGGGTGTGGCTTGAACCCACTGCTGATAAAAATAGTGGTTTTCTATCTCCAATTAAATAACTCAAGATAGAAAAGTCATGGGGAGCTAAGTCCCACACGACATTAGAGTCTCGTTGAAAAAGACCAAGGTTAATCCGGCAAGAGTCTAGGTGCTTTAGGTCACCAAGGTGATTGGAATCCACAAGTTCCTTAAGTTTCCTTACCGCCCCAGTGAATAAAAAGGTGTGTGCAACCATTATCACTAGATTTTTGGATTTTGCAATGTCCATTAAAACGTCGCACTCTTCTGCGTTCATGGTCATTGGTTTCTGTATCAAAACGCTCCTTCCAGACTCTAGCACTTTTTTTGCGAGCTCAAAATGAGTAGAAATGGGAGTGGCAATGATGACCCCTTCAACCTCTCGGTGTCGTTCTAGTGCTGATTCTAAATCAGAATACAGAGATGTGGTCACCGATAGCTTGTTTAAGGCCTCGGGGCTTTTATCTACAAGGAATTCAAGGTCTGCACCTTTTAATTTTTGTATATTCCTTACGATATTGGGTCCCCAATAACCGCAACCGACTAGTCCTAATTTTTTATTCATGCCAAAGTTTTAGATTATGTTCAAATGTTGGATATTTTTTTAACTCTTCTACATTTAATGCAACAGCATTCTCTCTCTTTTCTGGAGGTCTAATTTCTTCCCACTGCTCGCGCCAGATATCTTCATTAACTTTAATTCTATTTTCAAAGTTCATGTAGCCCAAGTGAAAAACATACACTGACTGTTCTTCTAGCGCAAGTAAGTAATTTTTTAAATTTGTTGGATTCCCTCCCTGTAGATAATGCTCATGTCTTACGAGCTTTCCATCGGGGTAAATTAATTCACTTGAATCACTTTTTGATGGATCAAATTTGCCGTTAGGCAGTCGGGCAAAATCTACGACACCTCTCTCTAGCCCCTCTTTGTGAAGAAACCATTGAAAACTTACATTGGCTTCTGGGTCCCATCGAATTTTTTTCTCGCTCCCCCAAAGGTCTAAAACAGGAATAAGGTATGCATCATGAGGGGCAAACCTCAGAGAGTAAGCTAGCTGTTCCCAGTTCTCTCGCTGCCTGAGCGGGATTCGTTGGTCTAATCCAAGAAGAATCTTAAATTCTTGAGTAGTATTTTGAAGGGCTAAATTAAATAATTTTCCATCAATGCAGGGGTCGTCATAGCTTACGCTGGCAGGGATGGTGGTGAGATTTCCATAGGTCTTTTTGAGTTCCTCGAAGGCTTCCCACGTGTCGTCGTCACTCTTGTTTATTGAAATGACTACCTCTTGGGCAAAAAGGCAGAAGTTTTTAACTGCATCTTTGTAATCAAAGTTATTTTTAATTACATTAAAAGCAGTACTATAAATAGACAGCATATCTCATTATATGCCTTCTGCCGGAAGAATGAAACTATTTTTTAAGAAGATTGTCGAGTTTTTCTTCAATCCTGTTAAATCGATGATCTATGCGTTCTACAAAGGTTTGGAAGTCATCTTTGGAGACATACTTCTCTGGCATCGAGAGGGCTAGGTTGGTATGTTTCTCTAGTAGGGACTCCATGTCCTCAATATGTTTTATAAGTAATTTTTCGTGATTTGATTTGATTTCGTTGATGTGACCCAAGATAAGCTTCATTAGCCACCCACCCAGAAACATAATCGTGCCAAAGGCAATATTTAGAATAATTTGTGCATCCATCATAAGCTTAACTCTAATTACACCAAAAAATTATTAGTTATTTAAATTTTTTTTATGTATTTTTTCGCTATTATAAAGGGTCTAGCTAGGGGACTAAAATGAATTTTAAATTTAAAAAAGAAGATATTTGGTGGGGAATCCGGCTTTTGATACTGGTTACTATTTTGGCGGGAGTTTTTAGGTTCGGGTATCGGGTCTTTCTCGTGGACGGGGCATCTATGGACCCGTCTATTGATGATAAGGACGTTATTCTCGTTAATAAGCTGTCCTATGATCTACAGAGCCCTGATCGGGGAGATGTGGTAGCTTTTTGGCACTGGGGATTCGGGGAGTTTTTAGTTAAGCGTGTTGTTGCTCTTCCTTATGAGGTCGTGGAGATAAGGAGGGGTGTTATTTATGTAAATGGCCGAGAATTTATAGATGAATTTAACTGGGAAGGCCTTGGCTTTAACGTGAATGAAGGTCCGTTTACCTTGGGACCACAAGAGTATTGGGTGGTAGGAGACAATCGGGACGTGTCATGGTGGGGGATAATCTACGAAGACGATATACTAGGCAAGGTGAAATAAATTTAGCTGCTCCATTTAGTTATCGTATAGGTTGCAGACGGTTGGTAACTGTAAATCATTTTTTCTAAATCCCTGATCACTTTACGCAGAATTTTTCTTTCGGCTTCATTTTTGGAGTCTTTCATTTCCCGCCTGTACCTTTTTACTAATTGTATGAGTAAGGTATCCATCTAGATTTGGTGGAAGCGGCGGGGATCGAACCCGCGTCTTTAGAGCCGTCTGCTCAAATGTACTACAAGCTTAGTCGGTGTTAGTACTCGCTTGGCATGTCACCGACAAACGGCCTGTACGAGTTTTGGAGCCGATTTTTTATACTAGACGGTCTCTACCTTACAACTAGTTTTTGCTCGCTGTCGTCGCCCTAGCTCTTTAACGAGCATCCAGAGTAGGACGGGGCAGAACTATGCTGCCAGCGCGACCTCTTCAGTCCAACCGAAACGAGCGAGAATCTCGTCTGCTTCAGCTAGTGAAGGGGCCATGTCAACGTTATTGTTGGCATTTAGGTTTTTTGACAGTTTTTTAAAGAGGCCAGCTATCATCCTCTGCTTGCAATTTGGCGTAAGAATCTAAATCGAATCCAGTACGCTCCCATAAGTTTATTACACTTAAAAGTCATCTTCTAGGACACCTGAACTTTGATAATCCTTCACCTTTCTTTCGAAGAAATTGGTCATTGCCACTGCATCTACGACCTCTGAAAGCCACGGGAAGGGATTTTGGTCGCTGTCGAATTGAAAGTCAATTCCAATTCCCTCAAGCCGTCGATTGCCGATGTACTGCATATACTCAACAAACATATCCGCATTTAATCCTAGGATTCCTCGGGGAAGAACATCGTGAGCATATTTTACTTCAAGCTCTACAGCTTTTTTGACATGCTTCACTGTTTCTTCTTCGAATTTTTTTGTCCACACCGATGGGTATTGTTTTTTAATTGTATTAATTAAATAGGTTCCAAATTGTATATGTAAACTTTCATCTCGCAAAGTATATCGTATTTGATCGGAGAGTCCCGGAAGTTTGTTCTGTCTACCAAGGGCTAGTAACATGGCAAAACCACTAAAGAAAAACGTACCCTCGCATACAATATAATATGTAATTAAATTTCTTAAAAACTCCCTTTTCCCCTCTACCGTCTTGATGGAAAAATCGGGTCGATTTATATTCGTGGTAATCTCCATCAAAAAATCATCCTTAGCCTTAATCGATGGGATATTTAAATAAGCTTCATATACTTCATTAACCCTGAGAGAGTAAGAGTCACAACAAGTAACAACTGTCCAGTTATGGAGAGACTCTTCATAAGCTTGTCGCATAATGTACTGACCGCACTCAGCATCAGTTATCCACCTCGCAACATTAAGAAGCAGGTTGTTGCCAACTAAGGATTCACTTCCAGCAAAAAAACCGAGACATCTTTTAACAAGTAATTTTTCATCTTTGCTTAGTGTTCCGTTTTTCCACTGCTCAATGTCATCACTCATGTTTATTTCGGAAGGGGACCAGTTGTTGGCTACCCCCTTGAGAAACAAGTCCCACGCATATTCGTGTTTGTGTGGTAAAATTTGATTTACCCCACCAACTTCTTCTTCCAACAAAAATCCCGTTTTACTCATTACTGACAACTTTCACATGTTCCGTCTATATTACAAGACGCAGCAGTAGGCTCAAGAGAATTAGTATCACCTGAGTTACTATCACCACCGTTACTACTAGGCGCAGTTGCTTTCTCGATTTCACTGGCACTTCGATTCCTTAGATAATACGTACTCTTGAGTCCTTTATTTTTAGCATAAAAATACAAATCATGCAAATATTTTAAAGAGGTAGTTTTATTAAATAAATTTAAAGACTGACCCATATCAATCCACTTTTGTTTGGCAGCAGCACCATCAATAAGCTTGAATTGGTCGTGATCAAAGGCTGTACGGAACCGATCCTTAAGGTCTGGGGGGATATCTCCATTTAAACGGCTGAGATCGCCATCTACGTCCTTTATGGCATCAATCATGGCTTGGTTCCAGATCCCTCTTTTGCGACATTCACCTATAAACCACTCGTTTATAATGGTTAGATTACCGCTTTTATTTTCATAAACAAAAAGGACAGAAAAGTCAGGTTCTATGCACGGGGAACACCCTTGTATGTAAGATATGGTGGCCGTCGGGGCAATAGCCATGGTATTGCTGTTACGCATTCCGTTTTCTGCAATGTGCTGACGAAGATATTTCCACTCTACTTCGGGGCAGAATTTTTTACCCCTATGAATGATAGGTTTTTCATCGAGAAAAACCATAAGCTCTTTATAGGTGTCAATGGGTAATATATTTTGATCCCAAAGTGACCCTTCGTAAGTGGAGTAGGACTCTTTTTCTTTAGCAATCTTACTGGAATTCAGAATACAGTGATAAGAGATAAATTCATAAAGTTCATCAGAAAATTTAACAGCGTCATCGCTAGAGAAATTAACCTCGTAAGAGTGAAAAACATCAGCCCACCCCATACTTCCAGCACCGACTGGCCGGTGGCTCATGTTAGCTTTCTCAGCTTCTTTGGTGGGGTAAAAATTTAAATCAATTACATTATCCAGCATCCGCATTTGAGTGGCGATGGTCTTAGCTAAAAGTTTAAAGTCTAATTTACCATCTTTCTTAAGATGCTCTTTTAAATTAACTGAACTCAAATTGCATACGGCAGTTTCTCCGATCTCAGTTTTTTCACCGTTCTTAAACTTTGACGGTTTGGTATGCAAAAAAATCTCGGTACATAGATTCGAGCTATTAATAACTCCCAAATGTTTATTCGAATAACGGAAGTTAGCATTGTCTTTGAAGGTCATCCAAGGGTGACCTGTCTCAAACAGTGTTCGTAGCATTTTTTTCCACAAGTCTTTTGCCTTTATGATCCTGTGATTGGGTAGCTCCCCCTCATCGGCCATAAGGCAGTACTTCTTGTATTTTTTATTAAAATCTGTTCCGCACAAATTATGCAGGTCTACGTCTGAGGGGGAAAATAGATACCATTCCCCGTCTTTTTCTACTCGATCTAAGAATAGGTTTGGAATCCAGTTGGCGGTATTAAGATCATGGCATCTACGTCGTTCATCTCCCGTGTTTTTCTTTAAATCAAGAAAGTCTTCGAAATCTAAATGCCATGGCTCAAGATACGCACAGCCAGCCCCCGGCCTTTTGCCTCCTTGATCTACTGCAATTAGTGTGTCGTTGTAAATTTTAAGCCATGGAATTAAGCCAGAAGACTTACCATTAGTGCCTTTAACATAAGAATTAGAAGCACGGAAGTTAGTAACATCGAAGCCAAGACCTCCAGCGTACTTGCTTTTTCTAGCTTCTTGCCACAGACCTTCAAATATGCCATCAATGGAATCGTCGAAAGTATTAAGGTAGCAACTAGAAAGCTGGCTATGGGTACTGCCACTATTAAACAGAGTAGGAGTTGAACAACATAAATGAAACTGAGACAGTACCCCGTAAAATTCAATTGCTTTTGATTCTTTATTTTTTTCATTTAGAGCTAGTCCCATTGCTACACGCATCCAAAACGCCTGAGGTGTTTCCATGCGGCGGCCACTCACGTTGTGAAGATACCGGTCATATAAAATTTGTAAACCTAAGTATTTAAATTTTAAATCCCGGCTTAACACTAGAGCATCTGATAGTTTGGTAAGATCAAAATCTAGTAATCTCTCATCTAAAATTTCTTCTTGGACAAGTTTTTTGGTATTTCTAATAAATGCTAATTTATATTGATGTTCAAAGGCGTCGCTATCTCGGCTTTCCCCGAAAACTTCTTTGTGGATGTTAAAAAGTAATAACTTAGAAGCAACGTAAGAGTAATTGGGTTCCTTTTCAATTTTTTGTCGTGCGCTTAAGATAAGTGCTTTATCTATTTCTTTGGTAGTAATTTTATCATAAAATTGAACGTGCGCATCTAATACAACTTCACTAGCTGATACATTATCAATATCTTCACACGCTCTTTCAGCGCACAAGTTTATTTTGTTAATGTTTAGTTTTTGAAGTCTGCCGTTCCGTTTTTTTACGTGAATTTGTTTATCTGACATCTTGAAAGCCTTTATACATACCCATTATTACATGAGTTTTAAGAAAAAGAAAGAAAAAAAAACACTAGGGTGTACTTTTTGTCAATTGCGTCTTTTAAAAGTGTATCACCCGTTAGTCGCCGGAGTCAAACTTGGGGTCACTGTGATGACGTTTACCCTGTCTTTTCTTTGCGTAGTTGTCGTACCACACCTGCTTTACGGGGTCTCTACCCCCCGCCTTTTCGGCTCTTTTGTCACTGGCCTCTTGCGATCTCTTCACAAGGTCTTCATAGCTATCCTTCTTATTGTTAGTGGCACCAGCTAGGGAGTCAGTAGAAAATATATCTGGGCGCGTATCAATGGCAGCGTTGGGGCTCGTGAATATACGATTCCACTCCGTGCCTACTTCGTCAACGTAAGTGTGCTCGTCCTTCATTCCCTGAAGCACTTCAACCTGCTCAAGTGTCGTGGGGTGTTCAAAGGTATATATCGGCATTTTATTGTCCTTTCTCCATGTGTTCTAAAATGGAGTTTGTGGTTTTTTCGTAAGTAAATTCTTCTTGCAACTTTAATCCCTCTTCATTTGTTCGGTTCTCTTTAACTTTTTCAATCACCTTCTCGCACCCTTCGATAAAAGAGTCTTCATCAAAGTCATAAATGTTCCCTTGGTTAATTGGCTGCCCCTCTTTAAAGAAGACTCCATCGTAAGCGGGGATTTTTCCGCAGGGATTAATGAGAACCGAGTTTTTTTCATTTGCCCATTCTTTATAGCCAGAAGCATTAAGGATCACCGAATGCTTACCCATAGCGACAGACTGAAACTCGGGGAGACCCCAACCCTCAGCCCCAGACATTCCTAAGACAACATCTCCGGAGTTTAGGAAGTCATTGTAAAGACTATTTTTAGCCATGAATCCAAAAAAATTAACATTAAAGTATTTTGTGTTTTGGAGAAGGGAACCTACAATCTTTTGATTATCTTCGGGGCTCAAGAATGGATTAAAAATTGCTGCTTGTAGAAAATATTCTTTTTGATTTCCAAATCTTTTTAGCCACGCTTTTACTATCTTGTCGTGGTGTTTTCTTTTTTCAAATTTACCCACCATATTAAAGGTGATGCGGCCATCTTCAAAGTATTTTTTATTTTTTCTTTCGAAATTATGCTTGTCAAACCCAAGGGGGATAGTAGAAACATTGGTGGCTCCAAAGGTTTCAAAAACCTTTGTGGACTCACTGCTTGATAAAAAAACCTGAGTATTGTTTTTTACAATGTTAATTTCCTCTTTTGTCGGTTGATCTAGTTCGTAGAAAGTAAAAAGGAATTGATTTTTACTAAATGATTCAAGTGACCCCATGAGGTGCCACAGCTTAAGCATTGGTATATCTCGCTTGTGTGAAGACTGGGACTTGGCAATCCCACTTTGTATCCACTCTAGGAACTCTTTGTCATGGTTCTGTGTGGCGAGGTCTACGCTGTCCTGTACGGGAAAAATACAGGGGTTGTGTCCTTTCTTTTTGATTTCTCGAAGGATGGCTGTTGAAACCTGTCCAAAGCTTACGCTGCCTAGGGGTACATTTACTGCAAAATCCATATAATTAATATAGCATTTTTTTTTAAAAACACAAAAAAAATCGGAAGAAATTTTCTTCCGATCATGTTTTTGGAGTTATAGACTTATAAAACTATAGTAAGTCATCGCTGTTATTCGTAGCAGCCTCCGGCTGAGCCTGAACTGGTCGAGCCTTGTAGATCTGATAATCAGGTTGGTTTTCTTTTTCCTTGCGGTTATTTTTGAAAACTACCAATTTAACAGTTTTTTCTTCGCCCTCAACCTCCATTTTTACATGGCCAGCCAAATACTTTTGGTTGGTGTTGCGGCTCTCTCGGGCCCAGAGGGCGCCGATGTTAGTGTTTTGGTTCTCGTTTGTATTTGTGTTTTCGCTCATATTATTTTAATATAGTGTGTATTAGTGTTAGTGTCAAGCTTTATTCCTTGTCGGAAACCACCCCCTCTGCCGATGTAGGAGTTTTGTCTCCAGAAGTCTCTTGCACTGATGCTTGTTCAGTTTGCTTCCCCTCGGGAAAACTAACTTGATCAGTGGTCTGGATGTTTGCTAATGCTGCAATGGCGTATCCGGTTAGCAGTAGATTCAGGCACATCACCATTAAGGCAGCACGCGCATATACTGTTTTTACAGTCGTCATTGTGGATTTATTACTAGTATCTGTCATAGAACGATATCTTAATACCTTGAATTGGCTTTGTCAAATTTTTTTTCATTTAATTTGACATCAAGAGGGGTTTGGTCATTTTTCCAATTTAGAACCGAAACAAAAACTATCTATGGTGGACGATATACTGTGCTATAACGTCATTATCTTTCAGTTATATAAAAGGCTTCGCGGGTTTGGCCGCGGGCCGCCTTTTTAACAAGCTCTTCGGCCATTCTTTTTCCTTCCTCTGTGTAAGGGAAGGCTCCCTGCGTGTAGTTATTGCTCTCAGCGAGAACTAGATACATTTTACTTTTTCTTTTTCGAGGCATTATATTTTTTAAATTCCTTCTCTATTTCATCTAGAATTTTAGCTTCTACATTCCCACGTCCACATAGGGTCGTATAAGCATTCGTGTTCTGATCTAGTATTCTTTTACTATATTTAAATTTTTTATTTTCTAGATTTTCAAAGAAATAAACTAGCTCGACTACCTCTTGCTCCCACCAATTTACGCTTTTATAAGATAAAAGATACTTCTCTTGGAAATATTTTTTATTAAATTTTTTCATCACCAGACTTCCTTGTCATCACTTGTTGGAGGGCTATCTCAAGTTCTTTTTCTTCTTCTTCTGTGAATGGGAAATCTTCAACACTTTCTTCTATGATTAATTCTCTAAGGTTTTTTAGGTGAAATACATAAAAGCTTTCAAATAAAGCCCCCTCCGAGAAACACTCCGCCCTGTTGTCATATTCAGCCTTTATAAGAATCTCATCTAGTAATTGTAGGCTTTTTTTCATTAGAATATTATATTAAAAGTAATTAAAATTTATAATAAAAAGTTAACCATTTTTCTGGGGTCTACCTCAAGAAAAACTCCCTCATCTTTTAGCTCAATCATTTCGTCAACGCTAAACCCCTCATCTTTAGCCCATTGGTATTTGCGTTGGTTAATTAGAAAGGTTCGTATTTTTAAATCACCAAAAACATTAGGAGCAATTAATGCCATTCCAACCTTATTGGACTTCGGGTTAGAGACTAGGACAACGGTGTCCATCTCGCTTTCATCAATTCTTAAGGAGTATCCAGTCTGAATGGCTTCAGATTTAATTCTTAGTACGTACTCCTTGAGAGAAAAGTTCACGGTACCTTTACTTACACTTAATTACGTAGCTACTGCAGTATTCTATGCTTTATAATTTTTTTAGTTTTTTTATCAGAGTAAAGAAAAATGATTTGATCACGCCCCTCTCTTGGGTTGTGGTATTTTACCCAATCTACATTAAAGGGGCTCTTGCTTGAATTACCATAAGTCTGAGCGTCCCAAGTGGGATCAGCCGTTTTATGCATCTTCTTTTTTACTGTTTTTTTTTGTTTCATTTTTCTTGTGGGTTTCTTGGTTATAAAAAAAATAAGGACTATTACCATAACTTCTGTCAATGTCTTCAGAACTCATTTGGTCAGAATACACTCGGAGTTTAGGTACATTGTCTTTGGGATATGGGACTATAAAGTCAGGATTATGCCATCTTAGTAGATTGTTTGGGGGTATGCAAAAATTTCCATCATCTAGCACTATGAACTGGTAGCATTTACTGTCGGTATCATTGGCGTACCCCACGTTAAGCTCATTAAGGTCCCCTTCATAATCATCAATCGTAAATAAATATTTGCCTGAGCGCCAAACACCATCCCGACAATGGACATCCACTCTCTTATGTTGTAGAAAGGCAAATGTTGTAACCGCGATATTATTGCTTTGGCAATCCCACGTTTGAAGTATCGAGAGTCTCTTTTCTTCCTCTGATGATAAAATATCAAAATCTTTTTTATGGCAGAAAGCTGAAATTGGCATCATCCAGAAATTTGCTCCAAAATTAGACTGAAAATGAAAGTGCATAGGCCTGTTGAGCATGGATTTGCATCCAAATATGTACCCTTCAGTAACCCCCTCGTCATCTTGCGGAAAAATATATTTATTTCTAATGAAGCACTGAATATAGGGCGTATTTGCGTTTAACTGAGCCATTTTTATTCCTCACCGCTGCTCTGTAATATCTCACATATTATAGTTTGCCGTTCGATAAATCCCTCGCGATAGAGATACGCCACTATTTTTTCAGCTTCGAGGGAAGTAACGTCGTTGGCAACATCGTGTATTTTAATTTTTGTTTTATATACTTCAATCTGTAACCCGTTTAATTGAACAATTGTAGGTTTCGTCCTCACACATTTAATTACACTGGTGTAAAGAGTAATGTGAATTTGATTACATCATCTCTTTTAATTGACACTCCGCTTAGTGATACTCTGGCTATTAGGTATGTTACGGCATTTTCTAAGTGTGATCTAAAGTTATATAACTTAATAGAGGTAGAGCAAGAGTTGAAAGACTCTTACTTCATTTATATGAAGCAGCTTGGTTTAATGGACTATGTAGAGCAGTATATTACCCCCGAGGAGCGCGTATCGGGGATTAGAATAGACGTCGATTTTAATTATACTAATACTATTAAAACAAATTCAATAGATTTTGGAAACACTAGTCGAATTATAGAACAACTTAAAATATTTACTAATAAATAGTAAAAAATTCATTAGAAAACTCATCCCATAAAGGGTCTTTACAGCTTTTGTGGTCTGAGGCTCTTACTTTTTTGGCTTTTTTGTATTGATCATAGCAAACAGCTGCACGCTGCTTTTCGTTTTTAAACTCTTTGTTCATTACGCTGTCCCCCATACAGCGCGAGACGAATTCTGATTGAGATTCTTTGCCTTTTTTTGAGGGGAGGGGCATCTTATTTGTCCGAGACTTTTTTATACAGATCTGAATAATCTTTTGATTTACTCTTCTTTTTATTCAGCCACGGTGGAAGTTTTTTGTCGTCCTTGCCTTTTTCTTTTTTATTATCCTTCTTATCGCCCTTCTTATCGCCCTTTTTGCCATCTTTTTTGTCTTCATTTTTATCCTTCTTTAGCCACGGGGGAAGTCCTTTTTTAGAAGTTGCGGTCTTATCTTTCTTATCAAACTTTTCATCTTTTTTAAGATCATGAATCATTACGCTTTTCTTTTCAGAGGGTTTTCCTTTCTTTAGCTTTTTGATTTTGTCTTCATCATCTTTGATGGCGTCTTTTTCGTGTTCGCCTTTTTCTTTTTTGGAGTCACGATCAAGTTCTTTTTTGTCTATTTTGTCCCATTCTTTTTTGGTTTTAGCACCCTTTACCCACTTGTCAGGAAGTGAGCCTTCGCATCCGAGCTTTTTAGCGCGGCTCGTCAATTTACTTTTAAATTCGTCAAAGCTCATCGAGCCCTTGTACATTCCCCATGCACTTACTGCATCTTTTACGTCCTTACAGGACATCACTGGGAAGGACCGTCGTTTGGGGTCAAGAAAATCACTGTCTTTGAGCTCGCTGCGCTTTTTGCCACCAAATCTTTCCGCACCCTGTAGGTCATCAGACTCTTGGTTAAGGAGGTCAACCTCCCAGACATATTTTTTTTGTTGGATTTTCATTATACTTTTAGTAATTACACTTTTTTTTACGAAAAAGAACAAAAAAAGCGATAAAGCTAAAGCCTTACCGCCCTTTTGTCTCCACCCCTCGCGCACCCCTTGCCTAGTTTTCCTAGGGCTTGCAGGAGCAGTTACAGTCCACAACAGCGCATTTTCCGGACTCACAACACCCTGCATCACAGGAGCAATTTGGGCACCCTGAAACAGCGGCGTCTTTACAGCCAACCGCAATAAGCATGGCACAACTACAGATAATAATTAATGTTTTCATATTAGTTCTTTTCTTTTAAGATTAGGATTTTTGGATATGTTACCCTTAGTCTGAAGGGGAATAGTTTCTTAGCAGTGTTTTCTTCTTCGGTCTCTTCGGTTTTTTCTTTTGGTTCATGCTCGATAGGAAGTTTCTTTAGTTCTTCCTCGGTGGGCATTTTGACCTTTCCGTCTAAAGCCCACATTATTTTATGTTTTTCGCAGTAGCCTTGCATTCTGCGCGTGGGAACAATGAGATTAAACCCTTCTCCAGCCCCTCTAACTAACATCCCTACATATCTAGCGTCAGATTTTAAGTAGACGCCGCCGCCACTCGAACCGGGAAAAGCCGTGCAGGTTGTTTGGTCGAATACATGCTTGTTCAGGCTTTTAATCAATCTACCGTGCTGTGAATAAATTCCATCAGTCATGCTGTTTGCTCCCATCTGGCCCAGTAAACTTCCAACGTGCAGGAGGTCTTCGCCTAGGGGCGGAATTTTTTCTTCAAGATAAAAGGTTACAGTGTCTTGTACGAAATTATGTTTTCTGACTCGCAGCAGAGCTAAATCATGACCATCTTTTGCGTCGGAATACTTAAGAACTTCAGCATCCATTTGGAGTCGCCCTACTGTTCTTCCGTTTTGTCTGATCTCTTTAACAACTAGGGGGTCTTTAAATTCAACTAGGGTTTTAGGTTTGCCGTCCACAACGACACTCCGTGTAGATCTCAGATTATCAATTACATGCCCGGCGGTCCATACAAAATTTACTAAATTTCCTTTTGCATCTTTTCGTGTGAAAATTACCCCCGACCCCTCACCGGCTGAGAATGAACCCTCTGCTCTAATCGTTACAGACACGTTTTGCAAATGCTCTGCTGTGGTTTGTTTTTTCTTTTCTTCGGCCTGTGCGGGGGTGATCAGAAGAGAAGTTACGACTAGGGAGAGTAGTAGTTTTTTCATAATTATTATAGTAATAAAATTTACACAATTACAAAAAAATCGTGAAAAACTAATAAAATACTTAAAAAAGTATTAAATTAGCCATCTTTTATTTTACGATACTGGGTTCGACGGAAGTCTTCAGTCGCAAAAAATTCTTCACCACATTTTCCGCATTTATATACTGGTTTTGACTCTGCTCCGTCTAACCGATTAAGTACTAATCGATTATCAATTGCTGGTGGGCAATAGGGGCATTCATAGTATCTTAGTTGCATCGTGTAATTATATTACACTTTTTAACTACCCTTTAACCCTGTATAATCAGAAGATGACCTGATTTTTCTTCCTAATTCATCTACCATTTCGATGCCTGTTTCCTTGCATGTTCCAGCCTCGGGTATTTCTTCTTCCGAGCGATCTCCGCCGTTTGCAAAAATATGTGGGTCACAGGCTATCAGAGACTTGCATACGGTTTGGTCAGTGTCAATGGCAATGAAGGCTTCATCTACGCACCTTAAGGATTTAATGATTTTCAATCTATCGCCCTGACTCATGAAAGACTTCCCTTTTTTCAGTGCGGCTTGAGCGTCGCTGTTCACGATAACAACCAGCTTATCCCCAAGAGCTTTAGCCTTCTCTAAATATTCTATATGACCCACATGAAGTGGGTCAAAATAACCACTAGCCGCTACTACTGTAAGCTCTATATTCATTAGGCTGTTTATTATACGATGGAACTTGGGGTCATCTAAATATTTTTTATTTATATCCTCTTTCATTATAAATGGTACTCTCACTGGGACTTGAACCCAGAACCCTCTGTTTAGAAGACAGATGCTCTATCCAATTGAGCTACGAGAGCATATTAAAATTTATAATTAAATGTTTTTAATTCTTTTTTATATTTTCGCTTAACATATTTAATGCAATTTTCATTATAGTAGACTCTGTAGTTTGCGTCTCTTTCTGATGCATTTAGTTTTTCAAGGGTAGATGAACGTATCCCTATGATTTTGCATATTTTCTCGTAGTCCTCTTGAAGGGTTTCATGTCTTCCTAAGAAATTAAATAAAAGACTGTCATTAAAGAAAAAGTACTTATATTGAGTGCTAAAAAAGTGGTTGTCATATAAAAAATTATAAGGCTTTTTAATTTGTTCGTATCTATAACAAAATTCTTCGAAACTTTCTACTTTACTCAGTCTTGTTTGTAATAAGGACGGATCATCCCAAGAGGGGGTTTTTTGCCACCAGTGATAAAGGGAAACGAATAAGTCATAGGGATTTCTGACAAACGCAAACTTAAAATAGTCTTTATAAACATCAATATCCATAGAATCAAAAACACTTAAGCAAGAAGAATGCTTAGAGAGCGGGGACTCGGGGTTTTTTTCTTGTAGCTTTTTGTATCCTATCACCTCATCCTCTTTTCCCAAGTGAGGAAACATCGCGTGAGCAATGGATGTTCCCCCTGTTTTTTGAAGGTGGAAGAAAATAAATTTATGTTTGTGAGATATTATCACTATTTTTTAATTTACTTATGACTCATAAATACGTATGGAGTGTCATAGGGGAGGTTCCTCTCTTTCGTCCACTCTTCTACTTTTCTATTGATGTACTCAATGATGGGTTTGCTGCGATCTACATGATGAAAAACAGCTGGAGCGACTCCGTGTGGGAGACCATAATTCATGCCCATAGAGTCATAGTCGTGAGGACCCGTTAAAAAAATACAGTCACTGGTCACCATATATTCGACGCATGATAAAAACGCAACATGGGTTATTAGCTTATTTTGATAATGTAAAATATTTAAAAGACTTTCATTTTCGAAAGCCCACTTCTGAAAAACAGGTTCATCACAAGCAACATTCATTCGTTCGTTCTTCTGAAGGATTTCTATTTCCCGGACCATCGCATCAATATAAATTTTAAATTCATTTGACCTAGCGGTAACGCACGCCTGCCCAATTAGAGGCTTTTCTTTGAGAGACTCAAGGATTTCTTCTCCATAGGATTTTCTAATGACTCCTGACCCCCACTCTCTTTCTCCTATCTTCCAGCCATTAGGCTTACTTAGGAATCCGATTTTAGAAACAGTAATTTTGTTTGGAGATTTATCTAAGATCTCTTTGTCAAAGGGGTCTTTTTGGTACCATGTATCCCTTGCATCGGCTAACTGAAAATAAACATCTTCATTGATATCATTGTTTTCTAAAAAGTGTTTTATGTAAAAAAACCTTTTCATTTGGCTTTGTCCAGCGCTTGTCGTGCCTTTGTTTCCATTATCTAGGAAGTCTGGCTCGGAGTCTAGCCCTCTAATCTCGCCCCCTGAATTAAAAGCTCCCTTGTAGGATGGTATCGGGTTAACTTTTTCAAGAATAATATTGTAGTTTTTAATGAAGGCAATCTCTTTTTCTTCTACAAAATTATGGTGGAGGACCAAATTTCCTTTAAACCCAGAGGTCTCTAGAGATAGAAGTAGCGGTAGTAAATTTTTAAATTCATATTTACAAGGGTAATCTATTGCAATAGAAAAAATTGTATCTTTATTAATTTTCATATTATTTTATTTTGGTTCTCTTGGTAAAGCATTAATTTTTCTTTTTCTTTATTAGTGGTCATGTGCGGGGGTATGAGGTGTTCATCTTGTGCTTTCCGTGTATCATTTTTACTTTTTGTGGCACCAGAATGACTATTGGGTAACTTGCGATTTTCCCTGCATATAAAATTTTTGCAAATATAGGCTATATAGTCTTCGTGCCCCTCATACCAGTTTCCGCTGGCCGTATTTGCTATTCCGTCAATGCCGCTATCAATTGGAAATACTCTGGTAAACATTAAGTTGACTGCTCTTCTGTTGTAGCCGATACAGAGTGCTCCACTACCTTCAGAGAACCCTTTGTAAATCTCACTGTTTATTTTTTCTCTATAGATGTCGTTAAATTTCTGAGAGTCTATGGGGATATGACTGTAGAAGTGAATCGCGTCCCAGTCATTCGGTAAATTAGACACGGCTTTGTCGAATCGGGTTTCGTAATCATCATAAAAATAAATATCATCTTCTACGTGAAGTATTCTTTGGTAACGACAGCCTTTGGCTTTAAGTAGCATTTGCATAAAAGACAGACAGGCTACGATTTGTGTATCGTTAAGGGGAAGCCAAGGGTGTCCCTCCTCACTTAGGAGCCCTGATTTTCCTAGAAAGATTCTGGCCTCGGCTGTAAGGAGCCTGTAGTCTATGGCATCGTGAAATTCCCAATTTGTAATTCCCCTCTCATAAAAGTGCTTGTTTATGTACTCCCTGCGCTCTGTGTTATTGGCTGGGCTCATGACAAAAATTTTATCA